GGGGCATGGTGTGGAAGGAGAGAGGAAGCGCAGAACAAGGGAGCAGTCTCTGTCCAGGGTGAAGCCCTGCTTGGTTACGGCAATGACCAAGAGAAATCTAAAAAGCCGACCTTTTGCGTGTGTACTGGCACGCGGGTGAGTAAGACATCCGAATTAACAGTAGGCCCAGCTACCGGCAAGAGTGTAGACACAGTCTGTAACTGTGGAAGGCTCATTTCAAATGAGACCGAACTAAAATACAGGGGTTCCGAATCAACCAAGAAATTCGCATTTCTATCCAGTGACAATAACTGGCAGAACCTTTGCGCTAACCTTACGAAGGTCAGAGAGAAGAAGAGTTTGGAGCTTGCAAAGTCTCCAGAGGAACGAGACGTTAGGACATTGGATATTCTGGATGAGGTTGAGGAGGAGCTCTGCGCCTCCCTCTACCAGCGTTTCCGTTCTTACATCGGTCTACCGCAATCCCCAAGTGGATTCAACAAGAAGGAGTCGGATCGGGAGATGGAACGAATGTTTGGTTCGTATAATCACCCGTGGCCCCAACTTGATGATCGTAGTCCCCTCTGCGACGCTGAGCGGCTTTTTGCCACTTATCTCGCGCGAAAGGTCTGGGTGCCCGTCTCCTGGCGGGCATACGATTTGGCACTAGACTCGTTTTACGCACGCGTATGCTGTCCTGCGCCCTCCCATCCAGGGGAAGATCTGATAAAAAGGATCGGCCAGGCGATCACTCGCGCCATTGTAAACGGTATTGACGTCCGCGGCTACAGCCAGACCGAACCGAATGCAAGTGGGGCATGTGTGGAACGAAGAAGAAAAGACGGAGGAAAGCGCGCAGCGCTCTACTCTGGAAAAGAAGAAGGTCAAGCTTACGGGTTTGTCCGGCCCACGGTGATCTACACTGGGGGTAAGCTGAGAACAGTGACAATAGACTCGGTCTACACCTCTCGGCTTGCGTGGGTGAACGCCTGCGTTGGTGATGCGTTTAGAGAAAAACTTTCCTGCCTGAGCGTCTTCGGACGTGAAGTGGAGGATTGGGCGCGTCAAGTTTCTTTTCCAGAGGGATTGTTGGTATCAGGGGACCTCGAGTCCGCAACTGACAACATCCGTGGGGAGTTCTTTGAGGCCTGTTTCCGGGTATTTTGTGAGGAGGTCAACTCTTCGCCACTTACTCCGACGCACGCCCTCATCTCCGACCAGCGCGAGGCGGAAGCCTTGTCCTGGACCACTAGGGCCCGATTCACGAGCGGAGAATCTCAGCGACGGGGGCAATTGATGGGCTCAGTCCTATCTTTCCCTTTCCTGTGCATTGCATCGCTCTCGGCGTACATATACAGTCGCATTGACATCCGCGACAAACTCGTCTTGTGCGAGCCTGAGGAAGCTCTCAAACTCCTCCAGTCCATCGACGGCTGTGGCATCAACGGTGACGA